CCGTATCCGGGCCATGAGCGATCAAGAACTGGCAGAACATATCTGGAAGAAATTCGGATGCCCCGCAGGGAGAAACTATGTGACCTGTGGATATGCGGGCGGTTGCAAGGATTGCTGGTTAGACTGGCTCCAGCAGCCAGCGGAGGAGGACACCTGATGGACATTGAGAAGCTGATTGAGCAGCTAAACGGATATTTTGAAGGGAAGGACCTGAAAAGAGGCGTTGCACTTGATGGCGCCACCACCCTCTCCACGCTCCGGGCCGAAAACGAGCAGCTGCGGGCCGAGCTGGAACAGGTGAAGCGGTGTATTGAAATTGTAGAAAATCAGAGAGATCAGATGAAGCGGGAGAGGGATGCGGCAGTAGAGGACCTGCACAAACTTTGCCCCGCATGGAAGTGGGACGGCGAGGAGGGCTGACATGAAAAAGCGTAAATACTACCGAAAGTGCGGTATCTGTGGGGAACGGTATGAGCAGAGCGAGATGGTGAGAGATGAATGTTCTCCCACTGGCTGGATTTGCTTTGACTGTTGCATGGGCGTACACCCGGAGTATGAGGAGGACTGACATGAAGCGGCTGACATACTTTGACGGCGGGAAATGGCGGCTCAAAATTGGCAACACCGAATATAGCGGTAAAACCGTTTTCCTGACCCGCGAGGAGGCCGCACTACGGAGGGAGCAGGATGGTTGATTGGGCAGTCATTAGGAGACTTGGGCTTTCCTTCCCTGGATGGTTCATCAACGCCCAGGGGGAGTTTATCGCCCACCAAAAGGCAAATGTGTATTTCAATATCAGCACTTGCAAGAGCGAACTGGATGTAAAGTGCAAGGTGTTGGAGTGGTTTTCCCGCGCGGCTTGTAAGTCCACGCCGTTTCGCCGTGCAGTAGATAATACAGCCCTTCATATTTTCTTCCTGAATGGTATAAATCAATATCTTGACACTAGGTTCAGTGTGGAGGATATGCGAGAGATTTACACTTATCTCGGGAACGCTTGCGACCATCAAAAAACGATCCGATTTATAGAGAGCGGCTATGATATGACCGTATTGGAGGAGCAGGATGGAGAATAAAACTATACCGCCGATGTATCCCGCTGAATTTGTCGAACGGGAATTAGGGATTAGAACTGACTGCTATAACCACAGCTGCCCATTCAGGGTGAATGATACCAGCAACGCCAACCGTTGCGAGTGTACGGCCTGCCCGAATCGGTGTACGGGCGATTTCTCCATTGCGTGGAACCGGACGCTGACAGATGAAGAGTTGGAAATCATTCAACGGATTGTGGACGATCACGAACGGAGGTGGAGCGAATGAAGGAGTACATCGAGAGGGCGCTTGCCGTGCAGGAACTTGAAGTTTTGCGGCAGGAATATGAGATGCATGATGATTGCGATGAGCTGGTTGCCAGAAGGTGTCGGGACGCGCTATCTGCTGTTCCCGCCGCCGACGTTGCGGAGGTGAGGCACGGGAAATGGGTTGAATATCCTCGTGCCCACTATTTTAAATGCAGTGAGTGTAAGTACACAGTCCCATACCGGAAAGCGATTTTTGTAAATGGGAATAGAGAATATGATTACTGCCCTTCCTGCGGGGCTCGCATGGACAAGGAGGACGAGCATGAAGTTTCGGAGTAAGACGGGCGAAGTCGCACTTACCATTGAACAGGCATTAGCGCAGTTTTGCGATAGCAAAGAAGATTGCGACTATTGCGAGCTTCGGGAACCCGTGCAGCAATACGCAGGGACAAAGAGGCCGTGTCATGAATACGTAAGAGCCAACCCTCACGAAGCCGCTCGCCTGATGGGCTATGAGGTGGTGGAAGATGGAAATGTACTTACAAAAAATGATAGCAAAGGTGAAAGTTTGGAGGCCAACATGGACAAGCCGAGAATTTGCGAGGTGCTGGGGGTTGAACCAGAAGAAAAGTTTGAAATTAGAGGGAACACGTTAGGGCGATTTCGTATCAATAAATATGGGACATTCCAGATTGAAATATCAAATGACTGCTGGGGATTCTCCACTGTGGAATGTCTTAACAATCTCATAAATCATCCAGAAAACATCGCCCGCAAGCCCCGCTGGACGGAGCAGGAGGTGGAGAGGGCAAAGGCGATCAAAGTTTTGCTCCCGGAGATCAATGCAATAAAATACGATGGTGCATGGACGCAGTGCCTGGAAATTGTAGACGGCACATATTTTCAGAGAGAAGTAATCACCAGACATCTGTTCCCGTCTGTTGAAAAGGGTCAGGTATATACCCTTGACGAGATCATCGGAGGTGCCCAATGAGAGAAATCCTTTTCAAAGCCAAGCGGCTGGATAATGGAGAATGGGTGGAAGGGTATTACATAGGCCCAATAGGTGTGCTTGATGTACATGAGATTTGCGATGTTCATGATATTACAGGACCACGTGTCGAAGTTGACCCCTCCACGGTCTGCCAGTACACCGGCCTGAAAGATAAGAATGGGAAGCGGATTTTTGAGGGGGACAACGTCTATGACCCGCACGAGAACTCAATATACACAGTAGAGTGGAACGAAAATAATGCGATTTTCCAGATGGCACATGACTGGCGCAGAAGGAGCGTGGAGACGGCATACTACTGTGAGATCATCGGCAACATCTACGACGGGGAGGGCGGGCAGTGAAGTGCGAGAAATGCGGAAAGGAAATCGAGAATTTGTTGGTGGATACTTTCCTCCGAGATGGGAGCGACACCGAAATTGAACAGCCTATCATTGAATGTGAGCACAACGCCGTCTACATCGAAACTACGAAGAATTGGACAGGTTACGATCTGTCAGAGGGAGAAATGCTCGAAACGATAACCTGCCCGCACTGCAAGCAGTTCCCATTCAAAAGCAAAGAGATGCAGGTCTATGATGTGGTGCGGGTGGTCTGCTTCAAGACAGAGGAGGGAGGACAGCATGAGGAGGTCGCCAGGGGTGCGGATGAAGTGCAATAAAGACTGCATAGCCAATGTATGCGGAGAATGTGCCGTCGAGAAATGCGAAGGACAGATTCAAAGGCTGGGTATGCGGAATAACAATGCGGAAACAGCGGCTTGGACTTATAAGATTGCCGTAGATTCATTCAAAGACTATTTTGGAAAGAAGGATGCCGACCAATGAACGCC